CAGTACAATTATTTAACTTCTTATTGGAATTGTATCCTTTTTTCTTAGTTCTTTTTATACCTGTAATCATTACAGGTTCTATATGATGTTGGTGTAAATCTTCAGTAGCACCACACACAGCACAAAAATCTAGTTTCATAATGTTATCCTTTTCTTAGTCAGTTCAAGTCCTTCTGGTGTCTGGATTCCTTCTAGAATATCAGGCACTTCTAGCCCTTCATTACTCCCAATAATCATAGTATCTCCCTTGACCATATACGGAGCAATGTGTTTCATTACTTCATTGGGATTATCCTCGTCAATCAGAACAATCCAAGGATGTATTGATGCACACAGAAAATGTGGTGTGAGAATATCTTTATCAGTAAACCATACTCCTTTATGAGGAGTGGGTGGATTATTTGATAAGCTTATTATCAGCGCGTTTTCGTGTTCGCATTCATCAGCAATCTTTATCGCAGGCAGGGGTGATCCTATTACGAATATAGTTTTTATCATTCTCCGAATGTAAATCGTATCTCTGTCTCTAGTTTTGAATTAAATGTATTTCTTTGATTTGAATCTGTTCCTTCCCACTTACCCTTCATCGTCCAGCTTCCTTTACTAAACTTATATCCTGCTTCGTAACTAGTACCATGAGACATGACACCCCCCTCTACATAGAGATTGTTCTTGAGCTTGTACCCAAGTCGTAAATGACTTATTGATGGTTGTGAATAGGTGTCTCGAAAGGGAACTACATTCTTGAATTCTAGGTATGGGTTTGCTAATGCGGTCATAGGAATACTCATGAGTATTGTCATAATGAATTTCATACATAATACTTATCAAATTCATCGTGACAATCAAGTGAAGATTGTATTAAATTTTTATGACAACTATCTATGTGATATGTTTGGTGATATAGTCATTCACCGCTGCGTCATCATCAAACAGAAGATTACGAGCTGCATGTTGTAGTGTGTTCATCTGTTTTACATGATCCTCATACTTTATCCAATCACCTGTCTCATGTTCGACTAGATGATTCTCATCATAGATGTCTATGTCATATCGTTGTATTTTCATCGTATTTGTCTACCTTTATCTTATCGTTTTTATCTGCGACTACCAGACTAATCATTGGTGTTGCAATGGATTGTGAAAGCGAGTGAGCGATATTCTCCAAATATTCTTTATCTTCACTTCTTCCTTCTATCCATGTTCCATTGGGCGATTTGATTACCAGTTTATATGTCACTAATTTTCTCTCCTATAAGAGCAACAACTTTGCGAATACTGAATTGAAAAGAAAATACCAGAGTACTCCACTAATGCATGCTCCGAGGGTCATGCCTGCGATACTCCACCTCATATCTAGATTAAAAAACTTCAGACTGAAAAAGTTTTCTTGGGGCTCTAGAAAATCCTCTTTATGTTGGTAGTATTCGCGTGTGATCGCCCATAGCCATACAAGGAATACTGCTCCTACTATGGGAATTGTTCCTATGATCGTAAAGAGCAAACAACTTCCAAAGTGTGCTGATTGGTCTATCAGTTCTTTTGGGATTTCTTTTTTTATGAGGTCTTCATCTGGTTTCATATTATTTGCGAGGTCTTTCTCCATCGCCTGCTATTTGTGTTAATACCCATAGTAATCCTGATATCGCAATACCTATTACACCGATACTTGCGATTAATACTGAAAATGCAATTATCCCTGCGTATTCTTCAAACATCACCATACTCCTTACATGTTATTTCGGTTATAAAAGATTTTTTATTTGTTTCCTTCGTTAAGTTAGCTTTGTGTTCCATTATCTTTATCTTTGCAAGTATACAGGTTTCTTGACTTCGGAAATCATCAAACCGCAGATAAACGTGTTTGTCTTGTAGTGGTAAATAGAGTGTTAATATGAGATACCACATTACGAATGTCCTACCGTTTCGCGTTCTATGTCGTGGTGATTAAACTCTGCCCAGTACAATTCAAATGCAACTCCACTCTCAAGACATTCAAACTGATGAAACAATCCCGGCTGTACCTTGCAGTAATCTCCAGCTGCAAGAACAGTTTCGTCTACTAGGTCATAGTCTGATTGCCAGATACGAACCAGCATTGTACCAGACTCTACATAGAAGCCGTTCCATTTAAAATTATGTTTGTGTTTTGAACATACACCACCCTTGTTCATATCAATTCTATGAAACTCAAGCGCTCCGTTTGCTTCGACTAGTTCTGTTTGACCCCACACTTTGCCTGCTATCATACTATACCTCTTTTAGTTAGGTAAATCACCTGTCAGGTAACGATGCACAGCTGCACTCGATTGTGCGGTATTCTGAACTTTGCCGTGCCTTTTTCTCCACGCAATTGCATCTTCTGGAGTATTTATCTCTATTCCATTCCAATCGGTATACATACATCCAATATCATATCCAGCCTTTAACCATCTCAGTTGTTCTAGACCTTCAATGATTTCTTCTTCTGGTACATGTAACGAGGAATAGTCCTCAAGAGCCTTTCTATGATAACCGTAAATGCCTAAGTGATGCTCTCCATAGGCAAGTCCACGACCAAACCACAATGCACGTTGTCTGCGTAATGAGCCAACAATCATTTTAACACAATTAAGGTCATTGTTGCGAGCATGATTGTATCCATCTTCCATGTTCGTGTACATGGTAGACACACTATAGTGCTTTAACTGGTGCAACGTGCTGACGATCATGTCAAAGGATACGTCAGGCATATCCCCCTGTACATTAATAAACTGGTCATATTGGTCAAACCTATGATGACGAATAGCATCTGCACAGCGCTCAGTACCGTTTGCAAACTGTTTTGTTTCTTCTACCACAATGTGAGAAGGTGTTTTCATTACCTCAGCAATAGCCCAATCGTCTGTCAGGACATAGGTATCCAATTTAGACTGTATACACTCGTCATACACTCGCTGAATCATGTATTTACCACCAAGTTCTACGAGTGGTTTCCCTTTAAATCGTGTCGAACCAGTTCTAGCTGGTATTAATATTGCTGTCTTCATATCCACCATGCATTCTCCAAAGTTTTAGAAATCAAGGCAATTCGTTTCACAGTAGTCTGTAAATCTTTAAGTTTTAACATATTAGGCCCATCACTCGGTGCATTATCGGGATCAGCATGAACTTCAAAGAAGAAGTTAGTAATACCCATACCAGCGGCAGCACAAGCAAGCCCTGTAACGTAATCCCTATTACCGCCACTTGAGTCACCATTACCGCCTGGCTGCTGGACGGAGTGGCTTGCATCAAAGACGATAGGTACAGGATAGTGCTTACGCATATACTGCATACCAGTATAGTCGACAACGAGGCGGTTATAACCAAATGAGCTTCCCCTTTCCGTAAGCCATATCTCTTTTGCACCAGTAGTCTTGCTTAGAATACCACCAACATCCCATGGCGCAAGAAACTGACCCTTCTTTATGTTAACAATCTTATTCGTCTTACATGCTGCTTTTATTAAGTCTGTTTGTCTGCATAAAAAAGCAGGTATTTGAAGCACATCAACAGGATATCCCATACCCACGATATCATCAATCTCAGCGACAGAGTGAGCGTCTGTGAGCATTTTGATATTCAGCGATTGTTGTATCTCTGCAAATGCTTCCATTGTGGTGTGCATACCAGCCCCACGTTTGCCGTTATTGTGTGTGCGATTTGCTTTGTCGTAACTAGCTTTAAATATATACTGAATACCATGAGAATCACATACACGTTTACACTCTGTTGCAATTTCTAGTGACTGCTCTAACGACTCATGTTGACAAGGCCCTGCTATGATTTTCATTTTTTTCATGATGCATCCTTATATGGTTTCAACACCGTTTCGTAAATATTATCTGCAACATATTTCATACACATAGGTGCAACCATCAAACCAATTCTTGCAAGTTTCTCGTTTAATGTACCTGTCAGAATATAATCTTCTGGTAGTGTCATCAGTCGTTTAGATTCTTTGGTGGTGTATACCCTATCCTCTGATGCGTGTAGATGCACCGCAAGAGAAGTTTGCAATCCTTGTTCAGATAGAGTATGTGATGCTTGATGCCATGGCACTCGTCTGGATTGAAAGAATGAATTCTTTGGTTCTGGCACTTCCTTACCCAACATCGCACGATGTCGTATCACCTTATCGTACCAAGGTTTCACTACATCATCACCCACCGACACCACTTTATCAGGGTTCTTGGGTAGACGCTTCAACCACTTGTACTTTGCACCCCTCTTCATAATCTCACATAGCTCATGCGCTTCTACCATATTCTCTTCATCATCACGCAAATCTCCTATCGCGTCCTCTATGGTAGGCTCTTCTTCTATTCTTGGTTCTGGATAGACTGAACTCGCCAACATCCACGGCATACCAATCTTATCCATTACATCATTTCGTATAGATATGATAAACACTCTCTGTCGTTTCTGTGGTACACCGTAATGAATACCATTCAGTACCTTGTATACTGTGGTGTATCCAAGTGCTTCAAAGTCTCGTACCATCTTGGTTAGATGTTCTCTCGCATAGTCCATTGTCAGACCTTTTACGTTCTCACACACGATAACTTTGGGTTTCATTTCGCCCGCAATGCGTATCTGTTCCCAAGTCAAGTCTTCAATGTTTTTTTGTTTCATACCATACGCAGTCTTTTCTTTGTTCCAACCCTTCTGCTTAGTACCACTCATAGAGAATGGTGGACAAGGTGGTGAGCCGTCTAGTATATCCAGCTCTCCTACCTTCAGTCCCGTCATCTCCATGATCCTGGCGCCAGTAACCTGTTTGATATCACCACAAATGTGTGGTGTGTTAGGCCAGTTCTCTAGATAGGTATCCACCGCGACCTGTTGAAATTCGTTGACAAACTTACAGTCACCGCCCGCAAGTTTGTATCCAGCAGATGAACCACCACCCCCTGCGAAGAATGATATGTAACTGAATAATTTTCTATCTGATGATTGTTTTAAGTCATCAAGCGTATATCTATAATATCTCATTTAAAAAAACCCATCCAAAGTTCCCTGTGTTCCATAACTATCGTCTATCCACCAACCAATCTTTTCTGAGATAAACTTCAATGGTTCAACAAAAGATTTAGTAAACTGTGTATCATAATCTATTCTGTCCTTCAAGTCAAGTTCCTTTGGAAAGGAAGTAATAAAAGAAAATGCACTCGCAGTATACACGTTAGGCTGACGCAGATGCACAAATTTAATCTTATCCCCCTCTTGTATTAGGGGGTATTTCTTGGTTAGTTTCTTGGTCTTGAGTAGGTGATTGTATAGTATTGCACCCTTGCAATGTATAGGCGCACCCTTCGCAAACATACCGTTAGATGATGAGAACTTCTCAAGTCCGTTCACACTTCTTGGGTATGCAATCTCTTCTGGTTTTAGTTTCATAAAGTCACTCCGAAAGTCTTGTATGAATGTATTTAGCACTTTGCTATCTTCATTTATTATGATCTTGAGTGCTTCTTTAATCTTATCCCGACACACTTGTGGAGTTGATGATTTGACTGCTTCGATACCCATGATCTTGAGTTTAGGTTCGTTGTATCGCACCCCCTCACTATCGTGAACATTAAGAATGTATCGTTTCTTTGCAGTCCAGATACCCTTGTCTGCAATAACCTCGCGAGCCATCACCATCTTTTGTTCGTATGCGTTTGTTACCTTGGCAAGTGCTGTATAACTGTTTTCAATAAATGGTTCCAGCTTCTCTTTTGCAATCTTGTCCAAGAAATTGACAATTGTTCTAGTCTCCTTTCCCTCTCCAAACAGTCTATCAACCAATCGGTCAAAAGTAATGTATACTGAGTCCGTATCCGAAGCAATGACGTAATCTTCATTTTCTGTCTCCAATAATTTATTCAAATAGATATTCAGAGATTTTTCAATCCACCGAATAGATAGTTGTCCTGATGTAGTAATTGCTGACGCAATCATCAAGTCATAGTATCGGAAATAGTTATTCCCGATTGCACCATAAGCTGAGTTCAGAGATATCTTTTTAGCCATCTGAATATTGTTATACTTGGATATGTCTTTCAACAGTCTTGGATTCTTGGTGTTCTCATACTCTTGTGATGCTTGGAGCATGAGTTTCTTGTATTTGGTACGGTCATTGTACATGGTTTCCATGATCTCTGGAAGAAACCCACGTTTGTCTTTACGAAAGAACGCACCATTTGGTGTCATACAATGTTCAGTTTCATTTCGTGCTTTACCTTCAAGCAGTTTATCCACCAACCCTGTTACTGGTTCACTAGGAACAAGTGTCTCTGGTGATATGTTGTACTGCATGATTAGATGGGGATACAGTGAGTTCAAATCAAAACTCATAACCCACTTGTGCATACCTACCTGTGGTTCTTTGACATACGCACCTTCAAACTTCTCTGCTTTTTCATGTGCAACCTTTTGTGGTATGACAATGTTCTTTTCACGCAGATAGTTGTAGATGAGAATATCCCAATACTTTACTGAACCCAACACATCAGTATAGTTGACTTTTGCATCATATGCCATAGTAAGACAAAGCTCAATCAGCTTCATCTTGTCCTCTAGGCGGTCAACAATTTCAACGTCCTGTATGTTGTATTCAATAAACGATTGATAATCTTTTTGATACCATTCGCTGAATGTCTCGTAGGGATTGCCTGTCTTGCGTTCACCTAGTTCTACATACGCAATATGATCTAGTCGATAGGACTCTTGTGCAGTATAGGTAAACTTACGATATAGGTCAAAATAATCCAATGCAGAAACACCAGCAATGTCATATGCTTGATGTCGCCTACCCATCTGATAGACCTCACGTTCTCTCACAGAACCCCAAGGTGACAATCGTTTTAGTTCGTTCTCACCAAATAG